TTCAGAAATACATCTTTAAGTGATGCGTTTGTATATGCAGTAGTTCCTTTTGTCAGACCTTCTTTTGATGGAGATGCAAAACCTTCTATCTCTCCTTCAGAAATAAGATCAAGGAAAGTTGCAAACTGCTTACTATGTAAAGTATCAGGAGTTCTTGTTGGTTGTCTTGGAGGTGGAGGTGGGGGAGGACCACCAGCACCTCTGATTAATTTAGGATCTTTTGTCATGCCTGTACCTGCTCAGTGTCTATTCCTCCACTTATTACAACACTTCCTGTAAAAATTTCACCATAAACTATAGGAACTGGAGTACCTGCCCTGCTTGTCTGTTGCGTTCCAGAAAAGCTGAAAGATAATCTGGGGTCTTGCTCAGAACTAAATTCTTTAGGTTTTTGCATAGGGAAAAGCATATCTGACACCCCTCCTAAAGTTAAAGCTGCACCTATTCCAAATAATCCTTTTTGTATAAGACCAACTTTGGCAAATCCTTTGGAAAAAGCAACACCTAATCCTGCTGAAGTACCAAATGACATGAAAGATAAACCAATCAAAGCGGCACCACCAAGAATTTTTCCAACATTACCGCCAGCACCAGCAATAACGGGAATAAAATGTATATCCTGTTGTCCTATCGGATAGTTAAACTCTGATTCATTTATTTCATAATTTCCTATTTTTACCTGATAATATTTTGGACTCATAAATTTATCTATACCCTCAAAATTATTGATTAAAAAACTTACTGCTTTGGCAAGACTATCCACCTGCACTTCAAATTCTTTATGACCAACAAACTCTGCCAGTTCTCCATATAGTTTTATCTTACGAAGCATAACGATACCTCCATCAAGAAACAAGGCAACGTGATTTAATCCATCTGCCATAATCGACATAAATAATAAATCACCATTCTCTAACTTTTCTTCCTGTCTCAACTGTCTAAAACCAGTTCTCCATGCACATCTTTCAAACATTGGATCTTTTAAAAACTCTTCTGGTGTTAAAGGTCTTTCCCAATCTCTAAGTTCAATACCTTTCTCCTGTTTATACCAATCTCTAACCAAAGACCAACAATCAGTAACACCCCAGACCCACGGACGACCCAATAAAGGTGCTTTATACCCTGATGGTTCATAATATCCCCATTGCTCTGTTTTTGGATTAACTATATGCCACGGAAGTTTACTCTGTTCACAGCTTAATTTATCTGCCTGACTAGCTATTGGTGGAGTGACAGGGTGAGAATGAACAACTGCAACAATATCTCCCTGATTTGATGCTTTGACATAATCAACTGGATCAAGAATGAAACATTGATGAGCAGTCATAGCAAGATTATTGCAGGGGAAATATCTTTCTTTGCCTTTGATATTTACTAATAATCCAACAGATTCTTTGGGGTCTTGGTCTTTTGCATGAACCAATGCAGCGTCTTTCCAATTCATCCGTTGATCGTTCCAATCGAAGGAAACTCTGCTCTTGTGCATTGCCTTTTAGGAGCACGAATACCTGCTAAGTCTAATACTGCTGCAAGTTCAAAAGTAACAACTTCTCTGTTTTCTGCTGACTTACGATCAATTGAATAAATCTCCTGCGGAAACTCTGCATTAGGATCTGGTGTGCCATAAGGATTTATATTGCTTGGAAAGTTTACAGCATCTAAAAACTTTGCAAGAGTTCTGATTCGAGTGACAGTAGCACCAGTTAAATCGTTTCCTGTTGTAGTTTCATTTACATTCAAAAGAATAGCTGTGATTGTTCCCAATGCGTTACTGACAGTCAAAGTAGGTCTAGGTAGTTGCCCTTTCTGGAAAGCAAAACCTTCTGCCTGTATAGGAAATCTTTGGTATGTATCACCAGCCCAGACTATTTCACCATTATCTTTTAGACTTGTTCCATTATGAAATCTATGAGTTGTAGCCGATCCATGTAATGCTGCTGTAGTTGTAAGAGTAAAAAGTTCTATTATTGCTGACGGATTAATACTTTGTAGATCACTAATAACAGAAGCACTACTCATGGTTCAAATACCTCTCTGAATGTTGCCTGTATTGTGGCACGATTATTATAAGGAATAGATTTATTCCAAGATTCACAGACATATTTGCCAGCACCAGACAAGGTGATAGAAACATTCCCACTATTAGTGGCACTGGCAGCAGCCGTTACTGTAAAAGTATTTGAATCTGCAACAGAGGCAACAATAAACGTACCATCAGTAGCAGAACCAGAAGTATAATCAACCGTCAGTTCATCTCCTACTGCAACACCATGATTTGTAATTGTGATTGTAACTGTAGTTCCTGACTGAGAATAAGTTCCTGTTTTTGTAAAGCCCTCTCCTGGTGGAGTGAAATCAAAACTAGCACTATCATTAGCTCTACTATCTAAAAATCCTTCTATAACATCTGCTTCTGTCTCTGAAACATTAAAAGTAAAATTAAATATCTTTGGATTTTGATGAGCAGCAAGTCCAAATAATATTCTATGTTCAAACCCATCTGCAAAACGCACAGTTCTAGTATTTGGTTGTGATCTTTTTTGCTGTCCGTAGGTTGGGGTAATCGAGGGAAAGGTAGCCATTATGCAAGTAAACCTCCAGGTCTTTTTTGTTGTAATATCTCAGATTGTACTGCTGCCGATATGACACGACCAAGTTCTCTTCCCTGCTCTTCGTCACCTTCAACAGACGATCCAGAAGCATCTACGTTTACGACTACACTTGTAGAACCACCAAGAGCATGATTTGGTGTAATCATTCCTGATACTCCAGGTGTAAATAACTCTGGTCCTCTTTCTCCAACAATAAAACTACCACCTCTTTTTACTGGACCACCTTCTGCTCTAAATATACTCCCTATCCCTGGTATTCCACTTAATAGTGAATTAACTCCAAACTGTATTAGTGATCTTTGAATCTGTGAGAATACACTACGAGCTACATCACCAAGAGTTTTAGTGCCATTTATTGCACCTTGTATGGCATCAACTATTCCAGTTTCAATAGTTTGTCCTATTGACTTATATAGTTCACGTACTTTTTCCTGCTGTCTTAGTTGTTCTTCTACTGCTGCTATACCCCTTACCGCTTCCTCAACTTCCTTTTTCTTTAAATCTGGATTCTGTGCTAATAGATCTCGTATCTTTTTCTGTATGGCAGCTTCCTGATCTCCTAAAGTAATTCTTTCTGTAAGATTTAGCTTTTGCTCTGCCAGACTAGCCATAATGTCTTGTGCTGACTTAGTTAGTTTAACCCCACCCTCATTAACAGATTTAACCTTTTTATCAATAGAATCTAATATAGCCTTACCACCAGGTAAAAACCTAACCAACCTTATCAATTCAGCTATTGCAAGTCCTATAGCCGATGTAATCAGATTAAATCCTCTTAAAATCATATTTACTGTATCTAACAGTAAGGTTAATGCTGCCACAAAAGGTACACCTATGATTCCTAAAGCTGTTGACGCTAATGCTGTAAACTCCTTAAATTCAGCGACCAACAAATTAATATTGTCAGCTACATTTTCTGTTGTTCCCTGAACTGTTCCTGTTTGTTTAGCTACTTCCTCACTTAATAGCTCTCTGGCTTTTTCAGCTTCTCCTATCCTTTGTAAGTTTTTAATGGTTCGATCCAGTTCAGCATTTACTCTTATAGAAGAGCTCTCTAAAGTAGATAAGTCTAAGTTTGAGGCAGCGTTTCCTATCTCTCTAACTGTGCGTAAATTACGTTCTAATAGGGTACCAATAGCACTACCAAATATTTGACCACCAAATTCCTCACCTTCTGGGGCAAGGAACGATCCAAGTAAGCTACCGCCTACTGCTCCAGCACCTCCACCAAATAGTAAGGGGAAACCTGCTCCGAGTAATTGGCTTTGCCTTCTCTTTGACCTAGCACGTTTTTCATTTTTAAGTTCTGTTTCCTGTTGCCTTATTCTCTTCTGACGAACTCTGTTTAAGTCCATCTCCATTTGAAGTCTTTGTTGTAACTGTCTATTTATTTCCCTATCTCCTTTTGCTTCTTCTTTTTTAGCTTTTACTTTCTTCTTAGGTTTATCCAGTCCAGCAGCTTTATCTGCTGCTTTCTGCATTTCTGCGTTCTTCCTTGTTTGCTCACCTATTGCTTTGGTTATGTCCAAAAATTCTTTTGATCCAACTACGGACAATTCCAACATTCTGTTGAGAAGGCCCATAGCTTCTCTACCAGCAAGAATAGTTTTTGGAAATGCCTGTATCTCTTTAAGTCTGGCTTTTACATTTCCACCACTGGCACTTCTTAAAGCTGCTTTATCCCCACTTGCCTGTGCAAATGCAACAGCTTCCATTCTTATCTTTTTAAAATTACCTGCAATAAGAGCCGTTGCCTTTTCCTGTCTATCTGCTGCACTGTTGGCTTTATCAAACGCTAATCTTACAAGAGCCAATTCATCTCTGACTTTACTTATTGATCTTCCGAATCCATCGGTTCTTTTAAAAGAAAACAGCTTTGCAGCTATCTGATTACCTTTTTCTATCTCCTTCTTTAATCTTTCTGCTGCTTTTTGAGCACTAGCAGTGCGTAACTTTATTTGTTTTTTACTTATTCTATCTACAGTTCTTTCTAAGTTTCCTATCTTCTTAAGAGATTGATTTAACTCTTTCTCTATCGTCTTTATTCTTAGTACTAAATCTTTTTGTGCCATTTAGCCCTAATTAGACAAACTTATATTCTATTCTACCTTGATCTGGGAATAACGCTTCTTCTTTGTACTCTATCTTGTGCTTTTTCCTGTTGTTCGTTACGTAAGTTATAAAAAGCAGCCCAACCAATCATTTCCTCAACTGTAAGTTTGCTACACAAGTCTTTGACGGTCATCTTTAACTCATTTGCTAAAGAGTATATAAAATACCAATCAGGATTCGCTTTTCAAGTCGGCTTTTGCCTCTTCAACCTCCTGATCTGTACCTGCCTGAAGCATTGATAACTGTATTTCCTGAAGAACACCTGCTGCAACTTCTCTTCGCAGAGAGGCTTTATCTCCATCAGCAAATAGTCTATTACCTTCCTTATCTATTGCTTTTTCTATCATTAGTTGTAGAGCAAAATCATTTGTATCTTCCGTTCCACTCTTTTTCTGAATCATCTCACGTTCAGCGATAGTAAGGGGATGCCAGTGAACAGTTAGTACGATATTATCTTCAGAGTCCTTTATGTCATATTTGTATAGCTGACTTACTCCAAACTTATTCTTTAAGAGATCAATGGCTCTAGTCATAATTCTGTTAGATTGCTACTCTAATATACTACGAATTGGCAGAAAAAGCACAGGATAGAACACCCAGAAAGTGTGATCTGTTTTCAACTTCTACGGGTATTGGACCAGTTATCTCTTCAACTCTGGGTTTACAACTGAAACTATCAACGTAGTCTGAAGCATTTATGGAAGTCAAACCCGTTATGACAGACTCACTTATAGCAGATAGCACAGCAGTGCCTCTATTTTTGGGTACATAAATATTACATTGTATAGCACCAGAATAATATGTAGCTGATGCTCCCTGTGCCTGAACAGTTGCCTGACTGAAAGTTATTGATAAAGCTACATAAGTTATATTTTTCCCAGGTAAAGTTTGTGGGATATTGTCATAAATAAGTTTTACTGAGGCATCAGCACTATTTACTGAGTCTGTGATAGCTTTTTCAAAAGCTGCCCTGGCGTTTACTAAAGTCATATTTTCTTATACCTTGAACCCTGTGCTGGTGCTTCTCTTCCTGGTGATTCTCCTAAAGGAAGAACTTGAGTAGCAGCTATTCTTAAGTCAGGCTTACGGCTGAACACTATTTCAGCTATATCTTTTAGTTTTTCAAAATAAGGAAGTATGTTGCTGTTATCAGAGCCTAAAGCGTATCTTGCGTACTCAGCTTTATTACCTACAAAAATTGTCTGTCCAAACTTAAAACGAGGTACGGAAGTATATCTTGGTCTTATTATTGGACTTCTTTTTAATTTCCTATCCAAGTCTGATTTTACCTGTGTCCAGGGTGGTTCTATAGGATCTGTAGGCTGTGGCCTTGTTGTATCAGCCGTCCAGCTTGAAGCAAGGAAACCTGTATATTGAGGACTCTGGCCTGGCAAGTCTGACAAAGCTCGTCTGACAAAAGCGTTAAGTGAAGCGTTTAACTCTGCTTTTGTTTCTTTTCTTATGCTATCAGTTATGGGAGTGTTACTCATTAGAACCTAACTAATAATGTGAATAGATAAGTTTGACCACCTTTTTTGGTGTCAATGGTGATTATCTGTGCAGTCCTGTTGGCACCTGCATAATTTAATATTATCTCATCAGACTTTGTTGGCTGATTATCTCCTATCAAATCAGGTGTTATGTAAATCTTTGCCTGTCTTATTTCCAGTGATAAATCATCTTCAGATCTTATAAACTCAATCGGTACCTTTAAATCTGAGAATGTTGTGTCAGTGGTGGTGGTAGCTCCAGTGCTGGTGTTATACGTTCCAGGGACTTTTCTTGTGTACGTGATTGTGTTGTCAAAAGAGTTGCCTAAGTCTGAAACAACCTGTTTTGCAATCTGTCTAAATGCTGTGTCTAATTGTCCTGCCATTATCCTCTAACCACTCTCATTTGATAACTGCCTGAACCAGCCATTGCATACGCTCCAAGATAGCTTTGTAACCACGGGTAAACATCTAAAATATTATTTACTGTTCCTGTCCCTTGACTTGTCGTATTGTACTTAACTTCTATGTCACCTAATTTTACTTCACTGAAGTTTCCGTCTTTACCAGTAGTGCCAGTGATTGCATCAGTATCATTTGCTAATGCTCTTGCTAATTCAAATTGTGCATATTTTATACTCTGAGGGATCAAATCGCATTTAAGTTCTACACCATCTACTGAATAATTATTTCTTGGGAATTTTAAAGATTGTCCGTCATCGCATCTATCTCCTAAGTAAACTAAAGTATCTATCCATCTTGTAGCTGATATTAATGATCTCTTCTTTTGGTCATCTGTTTTATTAGTCCAAGTAGAAGAATCGGGAGAAGTATCAAAATAGTCGTTAGATTCAGAAAGAGTA